GCCATGTCCATGGAAAGCCAAACAAAGTTACGCTTGAGGATTGGAAGGGATATAACCACAGCAAAACAACTTAGAAAAGAGCTTGACAAATAAACTTTCATTTTTGTGAGGTTTTCTATAAAATACACATTGTCAGTGACAATTTAATAATTATTCGGAGAATAAAATGAGCGACCCAAAGACATACACAGAAGAAGAATTCCTAGACCTACAAACTAAGTCAGAAGAGACCAAGACAAAGTTAGACGAGTTTCGTTCCAACAATGTAAAACTACTAAAAGACATGGATGCGTTAAACGCTAAATTTGATGGTATCGATTTAGATAATTACAATGAAATGATTAAGCTACAACAAGAGCAGAAAGATAAGACTCTTATTGATGCAGGTAAGATAGACGAATTACTAGAAGAGCGTACTAAAGCTATGGTGAAGACTCATGGCGATGATATGGACAAACTAACTAATGAGAACACTGTATTGAACAGTCAGTTAGCAGGATTAGTTATTGATAGTGCAGTTAGAGACTCAGCAGTTAAATCAGGAGTTGTAGATACAGCTATTGATGATATTCTTTTACGCTCTAAAGCAGTATTCAAATTAACAGAAGGTCAAGCTATTCCACATGACAATGACGGAAATGTTATTTACGGCAGTTCTTCAGCAGAACCTATGACAGTAGAAGAGTGGGTTAAAGGTCAGCAAGACTTAGCGCCACATTTGTTCAAGTCTTCACAAGGTGGTGGCTCAGAACATGGAAAAGGATTTAACGGTGTGAAGAGTGAAAACTTAACAGCCTTAGAAAAATTGCAAGTGGGATTTGCTAAATAAACCCTCTAGATAAAAACCTCCATGTTTTTGCCCTCTTTAGCTAGAGGGTTTTTTTTGTTCAAAATTTGACATATTGTTTCAAGATATGTTATATTAGCGCTAACCGTCATAGAATGGCGACAAACCCTACATAGAACCCGTGGTGATATAGTAGCAGAATATTTTTTTTCCTGCCCTATAAAACTTATTAACGGGCAATATATAGGAGATTCCATTATGGCATCTGTAACTCTTGCTGAATCAGCAAAACTATCACAGGACATGCTTGTAGCTGGCGTTATTGAAAACGTCATTACAGTAAATCCTTTTTATGACATCTTACCGTTTCAATCAATTGACGGTAACGCATTATCTTACAACCGTGAGAACGCATTAGGCGCAGCGGAATGGACAGGCGTAGGCTCTACAATCTCTGCAGGTAAAGCGGCAGCGACTTTTAACACTGTAACATCTACGTTGACAACATTAGTTGGTGACGCTGAAGTAAACGGTTTAATCCAAGCCACACGTTCAAACATTACTGACCAGAAAGCAGCACAAGTTGCTTCTAAGGCTAAGTCAATTGGTCGTGCTTATCAAGATAAACTAATCAATGGTGCTGGTTCAAGTAACCAAATCACAGGTTTATTGTCTTTAGCTACAGCAGCACAAACTAAGACAGGCGCAACTAACGGTTCTGCTTTATCTTATGACTTGTTAGATGAGACTTTAGACAAAGTAACTGATAAAGACGGTACTGTTGACTACATGATGATGAACGCTCGTACGATTCGTTCTTACTACGCATTGCTTAGAGCATTGGGTGGCGCAGGCATCGGTGAAGTTATGACTTTACCTTCAGGCGTTCAAGTACCTACTTACCGTGGTATTCCAATCTTCCGTAATGACTACATCCCTGTAAACCAGACGCGTGGTTCAAGTTCAACTTGTACTTCAATTGTTATGGGTACATTAGATGACGGTTCAATGACACACGGTATCGCTGGCTTAACTGCTGCTGGTAACGCAGGTGTTTCTATTGAAGAGATTGGCTCAAGTGAGACTAAAGACGAGACTATTACTCGTATTAAGTTCTACAACGGCTTAGCTAACTTCTCTGAGAAGGGTCTAGCAATGTTAAACGGTATTAATAACTAATACAGTTTGATAAAATCCCCCTTGGTTTCATTACCTTGGGGGTACTTATTAAGGAAAAATTATGGCATTAGACGCAACTCCAAACGGCTCTTCTTCGGATAGCTATGTTTCAGTATCAGACGCTGATGCCTACCACGCAACACATTTATACGCTTCAACATGGACAGGTGCTACAGAACCTAATAAAGAGATAGCCCTAAAGATGGCTACTCGTATATTAGATGAGAAGATTGACTGGTCAGGCAACAAGGCTTCTAGCACTCAAGCACTAGCTTGGGGCAGAACAAACGTATCTGATGACGGTTACAATGTTGATTCAACAATCGTACCACAACCCGTAAAAAATGCTACAGCAGAATTTGCTAGACATTTGATAGCGGCAGACCCAACAGGTGACGCTCAAGGTAAAGGTCTTGAAAGTATGAGTGTTGGCTCTATATCACTAACCTTTGATAAAACAGATACAGCAGGTGTATTGCCATCAATTGTTCAAGAAATGCTCAGAGGTTGGGGTTCTATTCATGCTCGTGCTAAGTTTAGCACTGTGGCGGTAGTGAGAAGCTAATGGGTCTTAGAGATGCGTTACTTAGCGCAGTAAGTTCAGCAATTACAGCAACAGGTGACATTGCAGAAGACTTAACCTATGTTATTAAAACGAATGCTAAGTATGATATATACTCAGGCAAGAAAGAAGCCACAGAGACTACTTATGCTTTAAAGGCTATTGTTAGTATTGTGGGTGCTAATGCTAAGACTGGTGAAATTGTATCAGGAAGCACTGGTGAATTAAGTGTTATGTTTGCCTCTAAGGGGCTTACGTTTACACCTAAAACCAACGATACTATCATTCGTAATTCAGAGCAATACAGCATCAATAAGATTGATACAGACCCTGCTAATGCGTCATACACTTTAACCATAAGGAGAGTCGGATGAGTATTCAATCGTTTGGCGCTGAGTTAAACGCATTCAGTAAAAAAACTGGTGTTGAGGCAAATATAGCTGTTCGTAAAGTTGCTTTACAGATATTCGATGGCGTTACTGCAATGACACCTGTTGACACTGGTCGTGCCAAGGGTAACTGGAACTTGTCTATTAGCCACATGGATACATCTACAGATGATAACGCTTCAAGCACATCACAAGGTCGTCCTGCGAAAGCGCCAAGCTTGCGTACATACAGTGGCTTGAGAGATATTTACATAACTAATTCATTGCCTTACATCTTTGCATTAGAGCATGGTCATAGTGGCAAAGCGCCACATGGCATGTTGTCAGTCACAGTTAATGAAATAAGGTCTAGTCTAATATGAGTTTTGTTGATGAAAGATTAGCAATTGAAGATAGACTTCAAGAGTTTTGGAATTACACTGATATTGCTTGGGCTAATGTTGATTTTGACGTACCTAACAATAACGACTGGATAAAGTTAAACATCTTAAACGGTAATAGTAATTACAGAGCTATTGATAATAAGAAGCGTCATACTGGTGTTATCTCGGTACAAGTTTTTTCACCTGTGAATACAGGAACTAACAAAGTTAGAGAGTATAGTGATACAATAGCCAGCATATTTGACAGCAAGACTTTTAGTGGTGTTGTTTGTGGTGTTGCAAGTATTGTAACAATAGGAGCAGATGACAGGTTTTATCAAGTGAATGTAACAATTCCATATTGGAGAGACGAATGAAAGCAGTAGTTTTATACTCACCTAACGGTGATAAAGAAGGTGTAACGCCACACCCATCAAAGATTGAAGAAATGAAGGCGAAAGGTTGGGCGGAGAAGTCTAAAACAAAAACAAAAACAAAAGTAAAGGAGCAAGACGATGGCAATTCATAAAGGTAGCGAAGGCGTAGCAAAAATTGGTACATCTACAATCGCAGAAGTAAAAGACTGGAGTATCTCTGAATCAGCAGATACTATTGACACATCAAGTATGGGTGACACAGCAAGAACTAAAGTAGCAGGTTTAACCTCAGCTAGTGGTTCAATGACTGCTATGTGGGATGAGATTGATACAACTGGTCAGGGCGCTATGACAGTAGGTGCGGAAGTAGCATTAAAGTTATATCCTGAAGGTGCTACTACAGGCGATATGTTTGCCTCTTTATTAGCAATCATTACTGAGAAAGGTGTATCAACTACACTAGACGGTATGGTTGAGACTTCAGTTTCATTTGAAGCTAATGGTGCTGTTACTTGGGCTACTGTTGCGTAATGGGAATTAAGGAAAATGCAACTACTCACTTTACAGCTAAGTTGTCTGGTGAGTTATTATCTATTGATGTGCCTGAGTGGGATGGGAAGATTTACTACAAAGGTGCTGTAACAGGTAAGCAACAAACCCAAATCTTCAAGCTTTATTCACAAGATAAGCAGATTGAAGCAGTCTATATGTCTCTGATTATGAGAGCATTAGATGAAGATGGCAAGCCTATTTGGCGCACACATGAATTAAATGAAATGATGCGTACTTACGACCCTGAAGTGGTTAGTCGTATTGTCGAAGAGCTTGCTAATGATGAGCCTACGGTAGATGATGTAAAAAAGTCTTAAAGTCGGATAGCGACTTACTGTTTTATTGTCATTTGGCAGACCATTTGCAAAAGTCTATTAGTGAGGTTATGGACTTTACTACAATCGAGCTTAAAACTTGGGCTGCGTATTTTGAATTAAAAGGTGAAAAAAATGGCAACTAGTTTAGCTACTCTTGGAATAAAGATTAATGCCACACAAGCATTAATAGGATTAAAGAAACTTGACCACAAACTAAAAAGTGTTGGTCTATCAAGTTCTCAAGTAGGTGCGAAGCTTACACAGTTTGGTAAAGTCGCGGGTGCTGCTTTAGGTGGTCTTGCAATTATGTCTATTAAGACAGCGGCAGGCTTTGAAGAGTCAATGAATAAAGTGTCTGCTATCGGTGGGCATACAGGTGATGTTTTATTAGCTCTAGAGAATCAAGCTCGTGACTTAGGTAAGTCAACTGTCTTCTCAGCATCAGAAGCTGCGGATGGAATGACATTCCTAGCTATGGCAGGCTTTGACGCTCAACAGACAATGGCATCAATGCCTGGAATATTAAACCTAGCAGCAGCATCGTCAACCGACTTAGCAACTTCAGCAGATATTGCTTCAAACATTCTTTCAGGTCTTGGATTAAAAGCAAACAAAACAGGTAAGTTAGTAGATGTTATGGCTAAAGCCACAGCAAGTGCTAATATGAATGTGATAGAGCTTGGCGAGGCTATGAAGATGGCTTCACCTATGGCAGAGGCAGCAGGACTGTCAATGGAAGGCATGACTGCCGTTATCGGTAAGATGGCTGACGCAGGTATCAAAGGCTCTCTAGCAGGTACATCACTAAGAGCAGGAATATCAAAACTACTTAAACCAACCTCAGAAATGACAGAGATGTTAGATATGCTGGGTGTGAGTATTAATAACTCTGACGGCTCAATGCGTAACTTCATTGACATCCTACAAGACTTAGAGAATGCAGGTGCTGGTGCTACTGAAATGGTTACTCTATTCGGTATGCGTGCTGGACCATCTCTTATGGCTGCAATGTCAGAAGGTGTTGGTGGCATCAAAGGGTTGAGGGCAGAGCTTCAAAATGCAGGTGGTACAGCTAAGAAGATGGCTGATACTCAGCTTCAAGGCTTAAACGGAGCGTTAAAAAAACTGAAGTCAGCTTGGGAGGAGCTTCAGATTAAATTCGCCAAGACTGGTGTACTTTCAGCCCTAACAAAAAAAGTTGAAGAGTTGACAGATGCCCTTGGAAAACCTGAAACTATCGAACAGATTAAAGCGTTTGGACGTGGTGTACTAAGTGTAGGTAGCGCAATAAAAGAAACATTCGTTGCTTTCATGAATATACCTGCTTGGATTAGAGAGATTGGTATTGTGATGGCATTCCTAGGAGGTAAGAAAGCTAAGTTAGTTCTTGCAGGTATTACAGCCTTGTCATGGGGTATTGGTAAAATCGGTGACGCTATCGCAGGTGTAGGTGATGAAGCTGAAGCAGCCATGCCTAAGTTAGATAAGTTTAGCGCTTTCAAAAGATTCCCGTCAATAAAACCATTCACCGATAAAAGGGTTGTAAACGCAGAAGATACAACGCCAAAAAACACTGGCGGTCTAGGAAAAGATATTGCAGCAGAGATTCTAGCCACAAGCAAGATTGCCCAATCGATAGATGACTACAAAGAATCTATTGCAGGTCTTGGTATAGAAATGACTGAACAAGAAAGAGTTGGTCAAGAGTTTGAAAAACAAAAGAAAAGTATTACAACCGCTATGATTTCAGCAGGAAAGACAGAAGCATTCCAAACCACTCAAATAGCTACCATGACAACAGCTTATGAAGATGCGATTAATCGTATGGAGGAGCTTGATATTGCTAACAAAGTTAAAGCATTAACAGACTCCATGGCAGGTTCTATAACTAGTATGATTATGAATATCGG